CAGTAAGGTATTGTTGGATGCAACAATTGTTGGCAATCTTATAAGCGAATTGACCTTTGCAAATTACACAGTAGTGGCAGACAGCCCCACGCCTATTGTCTACCCATTAAGAATTATCGACCGTGCACAATATTTTAATGTCACACGCTTAGATAACTTAACAACACGTCCAGGCTTTATCATGTTAGATACCAGAGCACAAATTAGTGTTCTTACGATCTATCCTACGCCTGATAAGCCATATCCGTGCTCGCTTAAGGTGAAGGCATACCTCGGTAATCTGACAAACAATGACACGATCTCTATGCTGCCACCGTTTTATTATGGTTTTCTTAAATATGCGATGGCACGTAAATTCTTAGCCTATTATCCTTCTGGTAATTGGCCACAAACCAATGAAGATGAGTATCAAGATTATTATGCGATTGCTAAGAATGCCAATCAGACAAATGTTGTTGTGACACCTTCTGCGGTATTGACTGCTAAAGAGCCGTTCTATTGGCCTAATATCTTGGTGTATTAGCCATGCCTACCGATAACTATGAGATTGTCGGTAGCTACAATAACGATCGCATTCCCAATATTGATTCAGAGCGCAGCATTAATTTATTTGAATATTTTGATGCCAATGGTAAAAAACCAAAAATATTAATGCCAACATCAGGTATTAAAAATACCAATTATGACTTTGGTTCTAACTTTGCATTTAGGGCGCAATATAATTTTAGAGGGACGGCTTACCATGTCGTTGGAGATAGGGTTTATAGGCAAGTTGGAATAGCAGCGCCAATACAGATTGGTACACTTACGACCACTACCGGCTATGTAGCAATCTCAGCAAATAATGCCACCATCCCAGAAATCATTATTGTGGATGGCGAGAAAGGTTATATTTACAAAAACGATGGATCAATACCGCTTACCATGATTGTTGATGTAAATTTTCCTGGACAGCCCATCGACGTTACCTTTCTTGATGGGTTTTTTGTTGTAGCTAATGGCAATACTAATCTTTTCGTGCTTTCGCAAATTAATGATGGATCAAATTACACACCTCTCCAGCAAGGACAAATAAACTCTCATCCCGGTAATATTGTCGCGTGCCGTACTCTACACAGATTCTTATTTCTCTTTAGCGAAAACTATGTCGAGATTTGGCAAAATGCAGGTGCAGGCACTAATCTGCCTTTTAGACGCAATAATAGTTATTTGATTGAGGTTGGTACGCCAGCTATAGGATCGGTTACGGTTGGTTTTGATATGCTGTTCTTTCTATCTCAAGACAATGACGGTCTAGGGTCAATTATCAAAGTAACAGGCACCAATGCCTTACCCGTCTCTAATATCCCACTTGATTATGAGATGGCGCAATTTGTCCAAGATCCACTTGTAGGTGTCTCCGATGCGAGAGGAATTTTAACGAATGAAAATGGGCTTATATTTTATCGGCTGAATTTTACTAAAGCCAATAAGACCTACGTCTATGATGCGACTTTATCAACTCCTGAAAAGCCGCTCTGGCATGAAGAGCAAACCCTTCATGGTAATCGTCATCCCGGACAAACACATTTATTTCTAAATGGCCGTAATCACTACGGATCGTTCGATTCGCCAATTATGTATCATGTAGATGATAGTTTGCTGAGTAATGATGGTGAAGCTATCCCACGCATACGCATTGCGATGCCTACCTGTCCTCCAGGCTATCAGCGTATACGCGTTGATCGTTTTCAGTTGGATTTACGTCAAGGTGATCTCACGCAGAATGTTAGATCCTTAGAATTGCCGCTATTAACCGAAGATATACTCGATATTCTGACTGAAGCTAGCGATATACTTATGATCGATTCTATCCTGCCTCCATATGTCGATTATAATATACAACCCGTTGTATTCTTATCCATCAGTAAAGATGGTGGAGAATCTTATGGAAATGAGATCAGGGCTAACATGGGTAAAATTGGTCAGCGAACGTTTAGAACCGTGTGGCGTAAATTAGGGACCACTAAACGGGGACAAGCATTTGTCCCCAGAATAAAGTTTTTCCATCAGACACCTTTCTATGTATTGGGTGCAGCATGGTCTTACGACATCTTACCGGAGTAGACATGGCCGTCGATTTAGATTCACCACCGATTTACGATCCCTTAACTCAAAATGGGGATCATATGGCTGATAATTGGGGCCAATGGATCACCGTACTTTTTGATGTCATTAGCGCTTACCTTTCGCAATATGGTATTTTTTTGCCACGCGTGACAACGCTACAACGGGATAGTGTGCTATCGCCCATAGAAGGGCAAATGATATACAATACAACAGTAAGTGCACCACAGATTTATCAGGCAGGTACATGGAAGACATTTACTACGGTCTAAGGATTGGACTATATGGCAGATTGGCAAAATATGATGGGATGGGGCGGTGTCAGCCAAGGACTTGGCGGCGTATTGGGTGGCCTCTTTGGCGATAGCGGTGCTCCATACAAGAAAGGCTGGGACGCTATGCAGCCATGGTTACAACAAGCTGCAAACGCCCAGCAACCCTATTATCAAGCTGGACAACGCGGCATTGGTGGTCTTGAGGATTGGCTTAAAGGCATGCAAGATCCTTCAGGATTTATCAATCAACTCATGGGCGGCTATCAAGAATCGCCTTGGGCTAAGTTTCAGAAAGAAGAAGGACAGCGCGGCATAACAAATGCAGCTAGCGCTTCTGGTCTTATCGGCTCAACGCCATATATGCAAGAAGGCCAGCGTTATGCGCAAGGTATAAGTTCGCAAGATATGCAGCAATGGCTAGATAGAGTCTTAGGCGCCAATACGCAATATGGAGCCGGCCAAGCAGGGCTTGCCGGAATGGGACAAGGTGCTGCAAATCAATTGGGTAATATATACGGCACCATGGGACAAGGCGCAGGTGAGGCAGCTTTTGGGCGTGAACGGGGCAGACAATTGGATAGAGCTGGGTTGTGGGGTGGCCTTGGAAATTTAGCCGGCGGCCTTGGTCAGCTTGGTATGTTTGGAGGTTTATAGATGGCAATCTTTCCAGATATCTTCCCAAAAGTTCCTCATGGCGGTGATATAGCTGCATCTTATAATGCATTGAATAGAGCAGCACTTGAGCCGTTAACTAAAATTGCTCATGCTCAATCACAATTGACTTATTCAAATCTGATGGGTCCCCAATTTACGGCTAAATTATTTTCGAACCCTGAAATTTTACCAAATATTCCTGAGCCACAAAGAACAAGAAGATTAAAAGCATTATTAGAGTCAGGCGACCAAGAAGGAGGCAACATATTCAATCAATCAACTCCGAAAGAACGATATGGTCTATTGGGATGGATTGCTAACAGATTAAATATTTCTCCTACACAACAACAACCACAGCAACAACCACCATATATGCCACCACTACAGCAGACGATACCAACTCCACTACCAACTCTTCAAACAAAAATACCTATTGCCGGAACGCAAGGTACTGAATATCAAGGTCAAGGACCTGACAGGGGTTACAGTTATGATAAGTATGGAAATAATATTGTAGCGAGTCCAGATGAGACAAAAGCAGCAGGTGGAAGTGCATCATCACCCACTGAAAACTCAACTTGGGCTAAAAACGTAGGCGTCCATAGAGGAATAGAAGATGAAGAAAAAGAAAAGGGAACGATACGAGCTAAAAATATAGAAGAATTAAATGATATTGTATTTAATTCAGATACTAAATTAGAAACACTTAATGATCTAAATAATATGGTTTCATCCCCTGAAATAAGAGAAATAAGACAATTACCTCTACTGGGACGGCGTGAAATGGGATGGTATGCAAAAGAAGGAACGCCAGCGCAGCAGCAATTAATAGGTCGTTTTTATGCGCAGATGGGAGATATTGTTAAAAATTCATCACGGGATTTTGCGGGTCAATTCAGAAAAGGTGAGCAACAATTACTTCAAGGCATGAAACCAAATGATAGTGATACTGTGGATGTAATGATCGGTAAATTAGAATCATTAACAACAATGACAAAACTATTAAGAGAACGTGCAAGATTAACATCACAATATATGGATAAATTTCATATTAATAAATTGCAAGCTTCTGAAAGAGCAGATCAAGAAATTGATGGTAATAAAATTCGTGAACAAGTGCATGATAAATTAAATCCAACTATTACAGTTAGAAATAAAAAAACAGGTGAAGTTAAAAATATTCCTATATCAGAAGCCAGAAAATTAGGAGTAACCAATGTCTGATTGGGAAATAGTACAAGACAATAATGCTCATCAACCATCATCTGATTGGGAGGTTATGCCTGCATCTGCTATTCCTCAACCACAAGAAAGTTTTGGGCAATCATTATTAAAAGCTATTCCACGTTTACAAGAAGATATTTATCACAGAGGTATGAATATTGCGAAAAGTTTACCTGAATATTATGAAAAAGCAAAAACAGAAATACCTGGGTTTTTAAACAAAACTCAACCAGGTAGTCCAAGAGATCCAATTCAATTTGCAAATCATTTATTGTCACAAGCAAGTTTATTAAAACAAATTGCAGCAGGTGTTCCTGAGATGGGTTTAGGACTTATAAACTTACCAGCAGATGCTGCAAATTATACAACTAATAGATTGAATCTTTTTCCAAAAGATATAAATAATATTATACAAAAATACGGAAGACTTCCGGATGATGTTGCACAAGAAAAAATTAATAAAATTTTTGGAACACCTCAAGCACCAGGAGAAGCATTTGGAAGAGGATTAACAAGAAATATATGGAATTTAACCTCTGGTTATGGTGTTGCTAATTTATTAAATCCGCTGAGATTGACAGCAAAAGGTATTACTAAAAACGTAATTAATGCAGAAAAAAACCAGGTAATAAAACATACCAATCTTTATAATAATATTTGGAATGAAGCAGAAAAATCAGGATTTAATAAAGTACCTTTCGATCCTAAGTTATTAGAAGATAATCATGTTGTTCTCAGTGAGTTTTATCCTAGAAAATCTTTAACTTCATTAGAAAATCTTTTACAAAATCCTAAATTAGAGCATGCACAAGCTGCCCAATCTGATTTAGGAGTTATGAGAAGAGCATTAGAGGAAAAAGCAAGAAAAGGACCTCTACTTGAAAGTGAAAAAAATATTCACAATATCTTAGAGAAAACAGAAAAACATATTGAAGATAATATGTTTAAAAATAGTGAAGGAGCAATTAACAACATCCTTAAAAATAAATATAAAAAAGTTACTAATAGTTATAGAGAGAATGTTGTTCCTTACAAATATAACCCAGCAATACAAGCATATAAGAATAAAGAAATGCTCACTAATGAATTAGTAAATGCTTTGTCGCGTGGAGAATTTGCAGCTAAGAAAGGATCAAAACATCCAGCGATTAAAATTAGGAATATACTTTCTCCAGTAATAAAAAAAGCAGGATTGCCAGGCGCTGGCTTGTTTGGGATTAATTATTTATATGACCAAATGTTTGGAGATAGGCTGCCTCAGGAAGGAGATAATAAATAATGCCACCGATTTCTTACACATTAGTTCCTGTACCTAAGTGGTATTTTTCAGATAATACCGGACGACCTTTGGGTGCTGGTAAGATGTATACCTATCTGTCTCTTGATCAGATTACACAAAAACCTGTCTATCAAGATGCCGGGGGATTATTGCCTTATCCTAATCCCATACTCTTTGATGAAAACGGTATGG